CCGGAAAAAATGCGAGACTTTCTTACTAAAACCCTTAATATGTGGATTAATCAACGCGCCGCTGGCTATATGAATATGGCAAAGTGGAAAAGGTGCGGGTCCACAAAAGAAAATCCATTTCCGGATCTGACGAGCATGAAAGGTGTTATAGGTGTTGACTTAACATCTAAAATTGACCTTGCAAGTGTTGGGTTCGAGTTTGAATTAAGTGATGGTAGGGTTGCTGTATTAAGCCATTCCTTTATGCCCGAAGCTACTTACCTTATGAGAATGAGTAAGGATAAAAAAATGCCTTGGGACATGTGGAAAAGAGAAAAATGGATAACTGTTACACCTGGAGATGTAATCAAAGACGAATACATTATCAAGTACATTGAAGACCAGAGAGAGGCTAATAAGTGGGAACTCAAACTTTTAGGATTCGACCTTTACAATGCAACTGGATTCGCTATTAAAATGCATGAGGACTATGGCTATGAAACAATAGAGGTAAGGCAAGGGATACCAACTCTTCATGAACCAACTAAAGACCTAAGGGAAAGAGCTTATGAAGGGACAATGATACATAATAATAATCCTGTACTTAATTGGGCGGTTGGTAATGCGGTTGTAGATAAAAATGCACAGGGAAACATGATGCTGGATAAAGGCAAATCCTTTGACAACATAGATCCGATTGCGGCAATAATTGACGCACACTGTTTAGTAGTTAGAAAAGTGAAACCTGAAGAAAACCCGTATGAAAAGCGCGGCATGCGCAGTCTCCTATAGAAAGAAGGTGATAATTTGAAACTCAGTCAAAAAGTAAAACAATTTGCAATAAAAGCTCTTGGATTTGACGAATACGTCAAACGATGGATTACCGGTCAAGACCTTGATTCTGAAAATGGCTATTTAACGCCTGATACTGCCATGAAATACACGGCAGTATTTGCATGCATAAGGGTACTTTCCGAGACATTTGCTAGCGTACCTGCGATGGAATACCGACGAAAGACAACGGGTGACAGGGAGCCTACCAGGGATACAGCTGTTTTTGACATACTGCACAATGCTCCGAATTCGGAAATGTCCCCATTTAATTTTAAAGAGCAGTGCATGAATGCATTAAATCTAGGAGGTAATTCGGTAAGTGTAATGCTTAAAAATAAATACGGCGAATTAGTTGGCCTTTATCCATACCAATGGAATCAAGTGCGGATTACAAGAAACCTAGAAACGCATAAACTGGAATACAAAATAGGTAATTTAGGAACGTTTTCCAGAGAGGAGATATTCCACGTTCCAGGAATGAGCCTGGACGGAATAATAGGATTGAGCCCGCCTGACTATGCGAGTTCGGCTATAAAGCTCGGACTGTCTTATGAATCGTTTGGAAATAACTTTTATAAAAATGGAGCAAATTCCAGTGGAGCTTTTTCTGTGCCGGGTGAACTGTCGGATCCTGCATATCAAAGACTGAAAAAAGAGATTAAAGATAATTGGACAGGACTAAGACAAACAGGTACGCCAATGATACTTGAAGGAGGCATGGATTTTAAGCCGTACACTATTAACCCGGCTGATGCACAGCTCATTGAAAACAAGCGGTTCCAAGTAGAAGACATTTGCCGCATATACCGTGTACCGTTGCACTTGGTGCAAAACCTAGTAGGAGCAACAAATAATAATATAGAGCATCAGAGCCTTGAGTTTGTAATGTACACAATGCTTCCTTGGTTTAAGCGATATGAGGAAAATGTAAATATGCAGTTGATAACGCCGGCCGAAAGAAAAGCCGGCTACTTTATTGAGTTTAATATAGCTGGATTACTCAGGGGTGATGCGAAAAGCAGGGCTGATGCGTATGCGGCTGGACGGCAATGGGGATGGTTGTCAGTTAATGACATTCGCAGGCTAGAAAATATGCCGACCATTGGCACGGCAGGAGATATTTATCTACAAGCTTTAAACATGGGTGAAGCGGGTAAGGTTCAGCAAGATCAATTTAAAGCCATGACAGAAGCTATATACAAGATGATAACTGAAAAATCAGTTGCATAAAACAAGTAAAAATACACGAAAGGAAGTGATATATAATGCCATTTTGGAACTTTAAAGTTATTAATGAAGGTGCACAAGAAGAAGAAGTGGAGCTACGCATTGAAGGTGAAATTATCAGTGATGATGACGCCTGGATTTATGAATGGTTTGGAATTCCTGCAACATCGCCAAATGCATTCAGAACTGAACTTGCAAAATATTCAGGCAAAAACATAAAAGTATGGATTGATAGTTTTGGTGGTGACGTTTTTGCAGGAATAGGTATGTTCAACGCATTAAAAGAGCACAAAGGAAAAGTTACCACTATAGCAGATGGGAAGGTAATATCTGCAGCTACATTACCGTATTCTGCAGGAAGTGAAAGATCAGTTACTACTGGAAGCATGATAATGATACATAATCCTTCTACTTTTACTTGGGGAGAAGCAAAAGATATGCTGCATACAGCGGATGTTCTTGCGGAGGTAAAAGAGTCAATTATAAACGTTTACAGAACAAAGACCAACCGGTCACATAATAAAATTTCTGAAATGATGGATAACGAAACATGGATGAGCGCAAAAACAGCAATAGCAGAAGGGTTTGCAGATAAAATACTTTATGCTGACAGTCAGGTTGCTGAGCAAATTGAGAACTCTTTAATGTTTAGCAGACTGGCTATTCAAAACAGTATTACATCTGCAATGACAAGAGCTCTTGAGGCAATGAAAAAAATTAAACCCGAAGACTTTGAGGAAAAGCAGAAAATAATTATTGAGCCCATAACACAAGTGGAACCCCGGCAAGTGCCGGTTGACCTATATAAAGCAAAAATTAAAAATCTTGAAAGGAGATTAAAGCTATGACATCTATTGAAATTAAAAACAAAATTGAAGTAAAATTAACGCTTCAAAAAGAGCTCCTCGATAAAATGGCAAACGGCACTGCTACCGAGGAAGAAATCAAGCAGTTGAAGGATATTGATAAGGAAATCGATGTTCTTGACCAGGCTTATGAAATTGCCGTAAAAGCAGAAAAGAGAGAGGAGGAAAGGAAAACACCAGTCAACGCTTTTATTCCAGCTGAACCAAAAAGCAATAAAAGCGTAGAAAATATCACCCGTGGTATTTTCGGTTCTGTTGGCGGATACTTTCAAGCAGTCCACAAATCCAAGACAGATACTCAGGCGGTCGAAAATCTTGCCAAGCTTAACAGTGAAGTTTTAAAAATTACTAACGCTGCAGGTATGAATGAATCAGTCCCAGCAGATGGCGGTGTACTTGTGGGCACAGATGTTTCTACTATCCTACTCAACAAATCTTATGAAACGGGTAAATTGGTAAGTAAAGCATTCAAATTGCCTATAAGTCAAAATTCAAATTCAATTACTCTCCCGGTAATTGATGAAGTCAGCAGAAAAAATGGCAGCAGATACGGTGGTATACAAATGTATTGGGAAGGCGAAGCTAATCAGATGACTGGAACTAAACCAAAGATGGGATCAGTCGAACTTAAACTCCGAAATCTCAATGGCTTGGTTTACGTAACAAACGATCTGCTCGAAGATGCAGCAGCGTTAGAAGCTTGGATTATGAAGAAATTCCCAGAAGAACAGGGATTTAAGCTTGATGATGCTATAATTAATGGAACTGGAACAGGCATGCCTCTCGGTATACGCACATCTGGAGTGCTCGTAAAAGTCGCAAAAGAAACAGGCCAGGCCGCAAAGACAATCATTGCGCAAAACGTAATTAAGATGTTTGCCAGATTCAACGGCAACATAAATAACGCCCTGTGGATTATAAACGGCGACACACTCCCACAAATATGCACAATGAGCATAATAATTGGAGCAAGCGGAGTCCTGGTTTACAATCCTCCAAACGGCTTTGCAGAAGCACCTTATGGAACATTGTTTGGTATCCCGATTATGCCGATGGAACAATGTGAGACCGTTGGAACTTACGGCGATATCATGCTGATTGACATGGGACAATATATTATGTCTGACAAAGCTTCATTGAAAATAGCATCTTCCATGCATGTTCGTTTCGAGTACAATGAAATGGCATACAGATTTACCTACAGAGCAGACGGCCAACCGGAAAGAAAAGCTCCGCTTTCACCGTTCAAGGGCGCAGATACATTATCTGCATTTGTAGCACTCGACAATAGAGCATAAATAAAAACAATAACAAACGGGCTCGGATAGTCGGTCCCTAAAAATAACGAAATGGAGGTACATAAAAATGTTACTTGTACAAGAAAAACATATAGTTCCAGCACTTTTTCCAATAGACATTAGTGGTGGACCTTTTACAGGCGATTATGTAAGCATGAAGAATTATAAGCATTGCACCATTAACATATCAATTGGAGTAACAACAGGTACATGTGCCATAACCCTCAAGCAAGCAACTGCCGTTGCTGCAACCGGTGCAAAGGCACTTGCGTTTACAAAGTATTGGATGACAGGAACTAAGCTAAAAATAAAATCGGCAACTGGAACATTTACAGTAGGTGAAACCGTAACCGGAGCAGGTGGAGCAAGCGGCGTTGTGTTCAAGGATAATGGCGACCATCTTTTAATGTATACAGTAAATGCTATGGCATTTG